GTTGTGGCGCTCTGGGGTTTTACGATCCCCGCGGCCACATTTGTTTACGCCCTGTCCTTTACCATGAGGGATCTCGCACATAAGCAACTCGGTAAACAGGCCACGGTGATTCTGATCTGGGCTGCAGCAATCGTTAACGTGCTGATGGCGCTATATTTCATGCTGACCATAAAATTGCCTGCATCACCATTTTGGGGTCTTCAAGAAGCCTATGCCAACGTACTGGGAATTGTGCCGAGAATCGTGGCAGCATCTATCGTGGCAGAACTTGTTTCCCAACTCCTCGATACCGAAGTCTACCAGCGCGTGTGGGATCGCTTCCCTAAGGCGCCGCAGATTTTTCGGGTCCTTGCATCCAACAGCGTTGCGGGTCCTATTGACTCGCTAATCTTTATTTTCGTTGCGTTCGGCGGCACTATGCCGGTCGCAGTGCTTTGGCAACTCGTTCTCGGTCAAACACTCTTTAAGTGGGCACTTGCAGTTATTTCAATGCCGATGATTTATCTGATTCCTGAACGTACAGATGTAGTCGCGGGTGCGGATTATATCGGCGAATAAGTAAACTGCGTGCTCGCAGATCCTCGTCGTCACATCGTGGTGCAGTCGCGTAACCCATGTGACGGGGCAAATTGACCGGACGCATAAAAGTTGCGCGTCCGGTTTTTTGTTTTATTTGATGCTACCCTGGGTTCTACTCCTAAGGGTTTGGATCCATGGGCAAAATATGGCCTCTGCATGAATTTTACCCTGACCGGGGACGCAATCGAAAAGTTGCGTTGAAATGCTATTGCTTTTCAGCTTTTTGGTGTTATAATATATGCATAAATGAAGAACAAGTAAAGCAAATAAAACGAAATAAGGAACAAATAAAATGAAAAAGCTAAGCAATGAAAACAAAAACAAAGATGAAAGGGAAATCAATAAAATGGATACAAAACTAAGCATCAAAGAAGTTTGCAGCAAATATGGTTTGTCAGAAGTTTACGTAAGAAGGATGATTTTGAAAGGCAAATTGGCAAGCGAAAAAGTCGAAATTGCAACCAATACTTATAAGCATATGATCGCAATTGAAGAAGTCGAACGATGGCGCAAAGCTTCGAAAGGCGTTGGAAGTCGAAGGGATGATAAGCGCAATAAGTTCACAATCTACGCAACGCATGAAGAAATCGCCCAAGTCCAAAAGCTTATTGAAAATGCCAAAATCGAATCGCCAATTGTAAGATCAAATGCGAAGAAAGTGAAAATTAGCGAATAGATTCAAAATAAAGCAAAACACAATTGAATAAAAACAAAATAAGATAGATCGCCTAAGGGGAAGGCGATCTATTTCTATGCTTTTTTTGCTCCCATTTTGGGATCCCAATGCTATGGATTTGCTACCATCCAGGGTAGAATTGGGAGCCTTCTATATAGCATTCCGCCAATTCTCGCCACATTGGTATTCCTATTTTTAGCGGTTTGACTCTTACTCAGGCGACCCGCCAGTACTCAGACAGGCGACTCGCGTCGTCTCGCAGGCGACCCGCGGGTACTCGGTCGCAGGCGACTCGCACGAAAGGGAGGCGACTCGCATTACCCCCCCCCTACTCCGA